ATAACACATTTACCATTTACTGTAATATTGCATTGTCCTTCGATCAATACATTATTATTGCCTGCAACAATCTGATAGTTATCTCTTAGAACTTTTGTTACTAAATCACCTTGAGGTTGAAATTCCTGGAATGATCCATCTCTATGTTGTAGACGTAATCTTTCTCTGTCTGGTGTGTCATCTAATTCTATAGAGTTGCCAGATTCACTTTGCCAACTTTTATTATATGGGTATTCTGGAACATTATCTGGTGTTACTATTGCTGGTTCTGTCCATAAACTAAGACTCATTATTTACTCCTTATGCCAATGCAGGCTTTACAACATTGGCTATAGTTGTCACTGATAGTGATTGTGCTGTTGTTGTCAACGTATTCACCGCACTAACAACTAAATTTTTTGCTGATGATACAGTATTTACTGCTGATAAAACTTGTTGTTGAGCATCAGTTATTGAAGATGTGAATTGTGATAAACAATCTTTCAATAAATTTATAAGATACTGTGGTAAAGATAAAATAAAATTAATCATATCTTTTGCGAATTGTATATATTCTTTTATAGCTTCAACTGCATCCACAATTGGTTGCAATTCTTTTTGGATCATTTTAATTTTAATTTTTATATACGCAATTGCTTGTTTTATCTGTTCAAAAAATGGAGAAGGTTCTGTTCCAGCAAACAAAGCTTCAATCGCTGTTCTTATTTTTGTTATAATACCCATAACAAATGCTTTAACTTCTGCAATTTTTAAAGATGATTCAATCGTAATATCACAATTGTGTGCTAAATTTTGATATGCTTTTTGGTATGGAGTATTATTAAAAACACCTCTCGCTAATGGAGATGTTGTCGGTTGACCTTGGGCCTGTTGAATTTGACCTGGTGGAACTTGTGGTGCAGCCGCAACCTGTGCAGGAGTTCTTGGATCATAGAATCCTGAGTTTATATTTGGTGATAAAGGCGTAGTCACTATGCCGGGCAAAACACCCAATAACATAGGGAATTGACCAGATTCAGAATCTGCAAAAAATCCTGTTACGTAAGCGCCTTCAACTGGTGTACCAAAATTATCTGAGTTATTTATAGGTAATACCGGAAGTGCCCAAGGTAAATCTTCAGTTGGTATTAGTTGTTTGTTTTCTGTGTGCCATCCAAATATACGAACACGGCAACGTCCCAATTTTAATGGATCTTCTCTGTCCTCAACAACACCAGTCCACCAAATAAAACCATTCAACCCAGCAAAATTGTTAGTTAACTTAGACATTATAATATTCCTTTAACTGAATTATTCCAATCTAAACCTTCATTCTTAGCCAATGAATAAGGTTCAATAGTACTTTCTTTAGACAACTCTAGAACAGTTCTATACTGATGTATTGATATTAAGTGTCTTACTGCCGTGATTAAGTAATTACCTGAATAATACGAATCAGGTTCTTTAACCAATGGATCTTTAGATAATAGATTAAATTTTATAACTCTACCAACAGTTAGTTCAGGATCACCTGGTACAGAAATTTTAACTCTTGTATATGTTGATAATGGTATTTGTGCTGTACGATTTGGAACATACACTTCAGCAAAAATGTCATGTGCAACTGAACCGGGATTTGAGCTTATATAACTTGAATCACTTTCACTAAAGTTTGATAAGATTAACTTTAAACAAGCTTGATTAGTATCATAAATCTTATCATTAAATCTATTCATCAGATTATTTGTAATAGGATATTTGTTTAATGTTTTTGCAGTTGGGTTTGATGCGTAACTTGAGTAATCAAAATTTGTAACTTTAAATCTTTGTAACAACGGATCAACAGAGATCAGTTGATTTGCAAAAATTCCTTTGTTGATTGCATCCAAACTATCATAAGAATCTATGATTTCATATGTCAGAGCGTTTCTTAATTTTAAATCCATAGTTAGAGTATTACTGTCTATATTTTTTGGACTAAAACTATACTCATTATAAACGGTTGAAGAAAACAATGTCTGTAAAGATTTAAAATTGAAACCATACTTATCTTCAAAAAGTATAAAATCTGAACCGGTGTTATTTTGGGATCTTGCGTAAGATGATAGCCAATTAATTGCATCAAATGGCTTTAAGTTGGGTATTATAAAGTCATACAATCCATAAGTATTTTCTATATTAGATGTATTTAACTTGTTGTTTGGAACATTCAAGTAGTTGACTAAGATATCATAGATGATAGAAGAAATGTCTTCACCTTTATAAGATTTACTTATTTTGTATTGTTCTGACAACATTAGTTCTTCTGAACAAAAATATAAAGAATAACTTTCTGTGTTGCCATCATTTAATGGCTTTCTTTTTGCAACTTTAAATACTCTAAAAATTTTATCTACAACATTCGTACTATTGTCAGTTTTACCAAACTTTATCCTAATAAAATCATTACCATTCAATTGTAATTTTTCGATATATCCAGTAGAATCTGTAACCATTAAGTATCCAGAAGCTGTGTTATTAAACAAATCTTCATTGTAAGATAATTCTTCTAAAATATTTTTAACATCAAATACAGTAACTGATGTAATCAAATCTAATTTAATTAAGGTATAATCATTAGGATAAATTATACCTGGACGAGTTGCGTTTGGCATCTTACTTGTTCATCAATGCTTTAAATTGTGCTTCAAACTGTGGAACATAAGCAGAATTGATTAAATATATACTTCTCAAAGATTCATTTTGCTGGTTCTCATAATCATATATTGATTGAGTATACTTATTAATGACTTGTGTAACACTTCCGCCTGATGAATTTTTTCCTGGTATGAATGATTTGGTGGTTGAACCAGCAATCACATTTCCATATGTTACTTGGTCTAAATAAAATATATTTGTAGATGATGTTCCAGAAACAGAGTCTGTTGTTGTAATAGTCTTAACGTAGTTTTTTATAGTTCCTTCTGTGTACGCCGAAATTTGTGCATAAGTTACTGTATTTGCTGCAACGTTAAATGCATTTGCGGTGGCAAGAGTATACTTGTCAACCAAATAATCTCTAAACAAATTTGTATTCATTGGCCAGTTCCATTGTGGGTCAATGATTTGATTTGCAAATAAAACTAACCAATAACGATAAGAATCACCATAATACTTGTCTGCAATAATTTCTGGTGTATCACCATCTTGAATGTCATACTGATAAAACAACAAAGGGTTTTTCAAAAGACTAGGAATAATCTCTGCCCGAATCAATAAGTTAGTGAGTAGAACATTGTTTCCAATGTAGTCTATACTCGAAATTTTTGGTATTGTTTGAAAGTATTTCATTATCTTAAACCTGTACCGTCATCTGGACTATTGTATCCTGTTGAAAGTCTTGCTTTATCAACAATTTCAATCTCTTTAAATGTTAAAATTAAATGTGTTTGTATTGGAGCTCCATCAGTATGTGCAGCCCAACCATTTGGTGCATAGTTAACGCCAACATTTTCTAACACACAATCTGTATATTTTGGTAAGTATTTATTTTCAACACCCTTCACCATAAACATAACATTGAAAATAGCAGGAGGAATTAAAAACATACTATCTGTAGATAAAGATTTTCCTTTTTCAAAACTAGGTGCAGAATAGTATTTGAATTGATAAATGATGTTGTCTACTATACTTGCTTCTGCACGAGATTTAGGAGTAAATGTAAATTCTAAGGCAAAATGTCTAAAATCCAAACCTCTATATATCATTTGCATTTGTGGATTTGATGCATATCCGCGAGATTGTAAAGCAAGATTTGACAAATCACCACCAGCTTTAGTAAAACTTGCAATATCATCTAAAATTATTTTTTGCATGGCAGGATCACTAGCAGCTGCGTTAATTGTAGCATCCAATCCATTTTTCAAAGTGCCTAAAACATTTCCACCAATTTCGGCTATGTTTCTGAGTGAAGTTAATCTTGAACCTAATTGATCTTTTAAACTTATTTCTGTATAACTTGCATTATATGAAGCAGTTAACTGATCTGGCATATACAAAGAGATAACAGCTTTACTTGTAGTAGTTTTTCTGTTTGTTATAAGACCAACAACTTGTTTTTCTATTTTTGAAACGTTTTCTGCTAATACTTTTGGATCTTTCATTATATTGGAAATCTCGGATGTGATTGTGGAAATTCCAGACTTTATTACACCAGTAACCACACCTGCCGCAGCTCCTACTGCACCCGCAACACCATTTTGATTGCCGGCAGCACCAATTGTTGCTGCGGCTGCACCAATAGAGTTTTGGATATTTTCTGTTTTGATATCATATTGTATTGGTACAATTTCTTTTATTGAAAATTGTACATAATGACTTTTGGATGCATCTGTTGCTAAATCTTGAGGATAATTAATAGCTGTTATAGCTTTACTTCCATATAAAGAAGCTAAAGGACCACTGGCCACTTGACCAGCTTGACCGGGTATAGATACACCGCCAATTGATGTTGGTATAGAAATTATTGCCATTTGATTCCAAAAAAATATATATACTCTATTTATGGCTTATTCAGGAAAGTTTACTCCCAAAAATCCACACAAGTATGTCGGTGACCACACAAATATTATTTATCGCTCTTCTTGGGAGTGTAAAGTAATGTCCTATTTAGATAAGACCGAAGGAATCATTTCCTGGGCTTCTGAAGAATTGATTATACCTTATGTGTCTCCAGTTGACGGAAGGTACCATAGATACTTTCCTGACTTTTTGGTGAAGGTTAGAACAAAAGATGATAAACTAAGAACCATACTAATTGAAGTCAAACCACAAAAACAGACAAAAGAACCAGAGAAAAAGAAAAAAGTAACTAAACAATACATCAACGAAGTGGTTACTTGGGGTGTAAATCAAGCAAAATGGAAAGCTGCTCAAGAGTATTGTTTAGACCGTAACTGGGAATTTCAAATCTGGACCGAAAAAGAGTTAGGATTGTGAACTAAATAGTAAATGGCAACATCAAAATTAACTACACTAGCAGAAGAAAAAAGTACGATTGGTTTAAAAACCATGTCGAAGGATGCTATTTCTTGGATGAATGAAAAGATTCAAGAGATTAAACGTCCAGATAAGATAGCCACGGCAATTAGTCGTGAGTCTATGCGAAAAGCAATGCAAGTTAGAATTGGCATGTTGTATTGTTTTTATTATGATCCAAAAACAAAAGCGACATTAGACTATTGGGATAAATTTCCAATGGTTTTAGTATTGGAACGGTATGATGATGGTTTTCTTGGATTAAACTTACATTATTTACCACCAAAGTTTAGAGTTGCTTTTTTGACCAAGTTGATGAAATTTGCACAATTGAATTCGAGTGATGATATCAAACGTATGAGAATTTCTTACGATATATTAAATGCAACCAAACGTTATGCAGAGTTCAAACCTTGCATTAAAAGATACTTAACAAACCACACTAGGTCAAAATTGTTAATGATTCAACCTAATGAGTGGGACATTGCAATTATGTTACCTCTACAACAATTTAAAGGTGCAAGATCAACTACAGTTTGGAGAGATTCACTACAAGAATATAAAGAACATATGGCTCACTTTAACAAAGAAGAAGAATAACAATGCCAAGTATCACAAATTTCATTTCATCTTTTAATACAGATATAGCTAGACCAAAAAATTTCGATGTTACTATACCTACTCCTGTTGCTTTAATTCCATATCTAGACACATCAAGACAATTATCTCTTAGATGTGAATCTGCTCAATTGCCAAGTAGAACTTTTTCCACTGTTGACCAAAAGTTTGGTTCAAACCCAATTGAAAAACACGCAATGCATTCTAATTACAATGAATCCGAAATGACATTCATTGTTTCTGGTGATATGCGTGAGAAGATTTTCTTTGATGCATGGATGGAATATATCAACCCAACAGTATCATTTGATTTCAACTACAAAGAAGATTATATTTCTACCTTGACAGTAAATCAATATGGCATGTCAAACGATCTAACATATTCATTAAATCTAATTGATGCTTTTCCAATCTCTGTAAATCAATTAGATTTGGATTGGTCCAATGATGGACACCATAAATTAACAGTTGTTTTTGCATATAGATACTGGCAAAACAATTCTATTCAACAACTTGGTTCAAGTATACTGCAAACAGGTATATCTAAAGTTCTTGATAGTTTGGGTGGACTTAATCCTCCTCCCCAATTATCAGATTCACCTGATTTTAAAACAAGTATTTACACTGGAAAACAAAATACGAATGTAAACGTACCTTCTCCAAATCCTCAGGTTAAATCTTCAAATTAAAAACTCATAAAAAATTGAAAAGGAAATATAACTATGGCTTTACCAAAAATTGACACACCTGTCTATGAATTGACTTTACCTTTGTCAAAGAAAAAAATTAGATTCCGTCCTTTCTTAGTGAAAGAACAACGCAATCTTTTGATGGCAATCGAATCTGATGATAAGGAAAGTATTGAGACTAACATTAAGCAGGTCTTAACTAATTGTACCTTGACAGAGAATGTTGATATCGATTCTTTGCCTATCGTTGATGTTGAATACTATTTTATCCAATTAAGAGCAAGATCGGTTGGTGAAGTTGTCAACAACAAATATCGTTGCGAAAATGAGATTGAAGGCAAAAAGTGTAACAACTCAATGGAAGTTGCTTTGAATCTTTTAGATGTCAAAGTTGAGATGAATGATGACAATGAAGATACGATTCAGTTAACACCAACCATCACAATGAAACTTAGATATCCACAGTTTTCAGTTATTGAAAAAACATCAAAGCAAACCAATTCTACTGAAGTTGCTTTCAATATGATTATTGATAGCATTGAAAACATTTTTGATGGTGAACAGTATTACTATGCAACTGAAACACCAAAGAAAGAAATGGTTGATTTTGTTGAATCATTAAACACAGAACAATTTGGTAAGATTGAAAAATTCTTTGAGAGATTACCAAAACTTAATAAGAAAATTGAATGCGCTTGCGGTAGATGTGGCTTCAAACACCTTATCGAAGTGGAGGGTCTTGAAAATTTTTTCGGATAACCTTTCGGCATGATAACTTAGCAAATTATTACCGAACTAATTTTGCACTTATGCAACACCATAAGTACAATTTGTCGGAGCTGGAAGGTATGATTCCTTGGGAACGTGAAATTTACATTAATATGCTGGCACAATATATCGAAGAAGAGAATCTTAGAATTAAACAACAACAACAAAGTAAATGAAAAAAGAAATATTCGATGAGTTAATGAGAAACGGTGAATTCGAAAGAATGATCGAAGATAGAAAAAGCAACGAAATAAACGAGCTTTTGAATGGTGGAGAACTATCTGTAAAACAAATCGAAAAAATTATTGAACTTAGTAGAAAAGTGTCTAAGAAAGAGATAGAAAAACGTCAAAGGGATTTGGCGTCACAACCCGGTTATAGAGAATATATTCTTGCACCACTAATTAAGAAGATATTAGCAGAACAGAAACGTGTAAGGGATCCAAAAACTGGTCGTTACATGAAGGCACAATCTGAAACTGAACCAGCATCACCAGAACCTGAAGATAAACCAAAAAAAGAAACAAAACCTTTTGTTAAAGCCAGTAAAACTGGTCTGAATGAGAAAAAAGTTATTGAAAAAGCTTTAGAACAGCCGGAAACAAAAGAAAATAAAGCTGAAATTACTGATGAAAAAAGTCCTTCAAATAAACCCACCAGAAGAATAACATCTAAAAAGACAGTTAATAATTCTTTCTACAACACCATAACACAAAGAGGTTCAACCCTAAAAAGTGGTGATAGTTTGGCTAATGTTGCAGCAAAGACTTTAATCGTTTTCCAAAATAATCGAAATGAAAAGTTAAAAAGATGGAAATCTAAAAAAGTTTCATATTCAAAACAAAGTAATGTTTCAGTAAAAGAACAAAACAAGTATTCTAAAATGAATACAAA